CTAACACATGCGGTGTGCTGATGCAACAAGCGATGTGCTACGCTACACCGATTACTGGTATCAAACTTTCGGGCAGCTGCCCGAAAACCACACGAAAATTTAGACATAAAAAAAGGGCCAACCCGAAGGCTGGCCCTGAGATGTTATAGCAGGTCGTCTATGTTCTTGACCTTTGCTGGGATCTTGTAGGTTTTCTGTGCAGCCAGTACCACGGCTGTGCAGTCTGGCGTGTTAAACCACTCGGGCAAACCATCGCCCTGCAAGATTTTAAGTACAGTGGTGAAAGCATCACCCAGTTTTTCAATTGCCTCTTTGCGATCCTCCGCACCTTTTTTGTATGCCTCGGGATTGTGCAACTTATCCTGTGTGATAAGACCACGGCGCACAGTCTTGAGGTGATCGGTCCTACGGTTCTGTAGTTTAGAACGCGCGGCCTTCGCTTCAGCTGTTGAACCCTTGGGCAATTTAGTTGCCAGTTCTTTGCGTTCTTTTGGGTTATATACTGCGAGCGCCGCGACCTTGCCGCGTTCTTCGTATTCTTTTTCGGTTGCGGTACAGAGTTTATTTGTAGGTGATAGGTAGTCAGTTGGTCTTATGCCCGCATTGTACATCTCAGCATAAATGCTTACCAGTGTATCTTCAGCAACGCGTGAAGCTTCGATGCCTCCCGCCTCAAGTGGGGTAAGCGTATTCACTCCCAGCTTTTCACCCATGCCGATCAACTTCGCGTTCAATGTTAACTTAGCCATAGTATTAGCCTTTCAAATATCGTGCCGTCCCATTATGTTCTGGCTTCCGATATAAGATTTATGCCATGTCATAACATGTCATGCAATAGATACGCGCGCATGGTATGGCCTGATACGATCTGATACGATCTGAAACTTTCAGGCAGCTGCCTGAAAAACCTGAGATACCCAGCCGAAAACCTGAAATGGCCGACCATACCCCCTACCCACCCCCCGACCTACACATTGGGACTCCGTGCTACCCTATACATTACTAATACGCTCAAATGATCCCTCTATTTTTCAACCGGGGAAAACTCGCCCATGTTAATTCTCAAACCCCCCCACCTCTTTTTCAAACCCCTTGTCAAAAAATTTTTTGTAACCTATTATTACGTTATCGGTTAACAACCTGCGGTACATTATGACTTTAAACGTCACTCCAGAGCTGGGCGTGTCCCTAGAAGATGAGGTAGGCAAGTTAAAACTGCCTGAACGGACCGCCGCTCTGTCAAAAACAGTAGATAAATTGGAAGCGCATGGCCTAGATATAACACCTGATGAGGTGGACAAAGAGGTTGCGTCCACGCTGGTCACGTCTTACGCGCAAAACCCAGATAAAACGTCCCAAAAAGTTACCAACCCGAAAGCCGCAACATTAACGCCACCGTCTATACGCCTGACAAACGACATATTAACTGAATTTAACCACTCTGTAGTAGAGTCTTCCAAGCAATTGCGTAATTTAGTCACCAACAAGTTAATTATTGAGTCAGAAAACCCCGACCCTCGTGTTCGTATGCGCGCTTTGGAGCTTATGGGTAAGATATCAGACGTGGGGCTGTTCGCAGAGAAGTCTGAAGTGACGATAACGCACCAAACCACGGATGATATCAAAGACAGGTTGCGCGGAAAACTTGCAAAACTGGTAAATCCAGAGTTAGAACCCGAAGACGCCATTATTTTAGACGCCTCTGACATAGCTTTTGACGATGAGTGAGGGTTTAGACTTTACAACCGAAGACATTGAGTTGATGTTGGCTAATTTGGACGCATTTAGCGCCGAAGAAGCCTTAGAAATTGACCGTATGGTCGATGAATTAAACAATCGTACTGAAAATGCTCGTGCGCACAACGATCTTATAGAGTTTTGTAAGCTGATGCAGCCTGATTACATTGTTGGCAAACATCATCGCATCCTAGCGGACATGCTTATGGCTATTGAACGTGGCGAAAAGGATCGTATCTGCGTAAACATCCCCCCGCGTCATGGTAAGTCACAGCTTGTTTCTATATTTTACCCTGCGTGGTTTCTTGGGCGTAACCCCAACAAAAAAGTTATGATGGTGTCTCATACGACTGATCTTGCGGTAGACTTTGGACGTAAAGTACGTAATTTGATAGCGTTAGATAGTTATAAGTCTATATTTCCTACAGTTAGTCTAGCACAGGATAGTAAGTCTGCAGGAAGGTGGAACACAAATGTTGGAGGTGAGTACTATGCTTGCGGTATTGGTTCTGCTCTTGCTGGTCGGGGCGCTGATCTCTTGCTTGTTGATGATCCCCATTCTGAGCAGGATGTTATCAACGGAAACTTTGAGGTCTTTGACAAAGCCTACGAATGGTTCACCTTCGGAGCGCGAACAAGACTGATGCCCGGAGGCAGGGTTGCTATAATCCAGACGCGGTGGCACATGGATGACCTCACAGGACGTGTTACGAGGGACATGGCGCAGAACGACCGTTCTGATCAATATGATGTTATAGAATTTCCCGCTATAATTGAAACTACACATAAGAAAACAAAAAAAGTTGTCGAAAAACCTCTGTGGCCTGAGTTTTTTGACCTTGAAGCTCTACTGCGTACCAAAGCGTCTATGCCTACGTTTCAGTGGAACTCACAGTATCAACAACAACCCACTGCAGAAGAAGCCGCTATTGTAAAACGTGAGTGGTGGTTGGAGTGGACTTCTGAAGAACCTCCTAGCTGTGAGTATGTTATCATGTCGTTGGACGCCGCAGCTGAAAAACACAACCGTGCAGACTACACAGCCCTTACCACATGGGGTGTATTCATGAACGAGGAAACTAGCGCATACAATATTATATTGTTAAATAGCATAAAGAAGCGTATGGAGTTTCCAGAGTTGAAGACCCTCGCTATGGAAGAATACCAAGATTGGGAGCCAGATTCGTTTATTGTGGAGAAGAAGAGTTCTGGAACCGCGTTGTATCAAGAGATGCGGCGCATGGGTTTGCCAGTATCTGAGTACACGCCGCACCGAGGATCAGGAGACAAGACAGCGCGATTAAACGCTGTCGCAGACATAATATCGTCGGGATTGTGTTGGGTTCCGCAGACACGGTGGGCTGAAGAAGTTGTAGAAGAGGTTGCAGGATTTCCGTTTATGAGTAATGATGACCTTGTAGATTCTATGGTTATGGCTCTTATGCGGTTTAGGCAGGGAGGGTTTATACGTCTGCCAACTGACGAACCTGAAGATGTACGATATTGGAAACAACGCCGAGGCGGCTACTACTAGAGGTGATACATGGCTATTGAAAAAGGGCTATATGCTGCTCCACTAGGTTTAGATAGTGGCCTAGACGACGTGGAAGAAATGGAACTTCCCGATCTGGAGATAGAAGTCGTTGATCCAGAAGCAGTTACTTTGTCTGACGGAAGCATGGAAGTAACTATAATTCCCGGGAATGAGCTAGATGTTGTAGATTTTGATGCTAATCTAGCTGAATTTATGGACGATACTGATGTACAGAAACTGGCAAAAGAGCTTGTTGATGCTGTTGAATCCGACATAAACAGCCGTAAAGATTGGACTGAGACCTATGTCAAAGGTCTGGATATAATTGGTTTTAAGTATGAAGAGCGGTCACAACCTTGGGAAGGTGCCTGCGGTGTTAATTCTACTGTTCTAGCAGAAGCAGCTATTCGGTTTCAGGCAGAGACTATGGCAGAGACGTTTCCTGCTGCCGGTCCGGTGAAAACTAAAATCCTTGGCAGTGAGACTAAAGAGAAAGAAGAGGCCGCTGCTCGTGTAAAAGCTGATATGAACTATGAGCTTACCGAGAATATGGTAGAGTACCGACCCGAGCACGAACGTATGTTGTATAGTCTTGGGTTGGCAGGATCATCGTTCAAAAAAGTATACTATGACCCGAATCTAGGTCGGCAGGTAGCGTTGTACATTTCTGCGGAAGATGTGATCGTGCCGTACGGTGCGTCTACTATTGAGCATGCAGAACGTGTCACGCACATTATGCGCAAGACAAAGAACGAAGTTGTGAAGCTGCAGGCATCAGGGTTCTACAAAGCCATAGACCTTGAAGAACCCGAACCCTACCACTCTGATATTGAAGAGAAAAAAGCAGAAGAAGGCGGTTATTCATTATCAGATGATGACCGCTATACATTGTACGAAATCCACGCTGACCTTGTGGTCGAGGGGTTGGATGACACGGATGGTATTGCTCGCCCATACGTAGTCACCATAGAGCGTGGCAGCGACGAAGTGCTGGCGATCCGTAGAAACTACGAGGAGGGTGATCCTCTGACCCTCAAACGTCAGCACTTCGTACATTATGCTTATGTGCCGGGATTTGGCTTTTATGGCCTTGGATTGATTCACATTATTGGTGGATACGCCCGTGCTGGAACTTCCTTGATACGGCAACTGGTTGACGCGGGAACACTGTCGAACCTCCCCGGCGGCTTGAAATCGCGTGGGCTTCGTATCAAGGGAGACGATTCACCGATTGAACCCGGAGAGTTTAAAGACGTAGACGTGCCATCGGGTAGCATCCGTGACAATATAATGCCGTTGCCTTACAAAGAACCTAGCCAAACACTGTTGGCTCTCCTTAATACTATCACGACTGAAGGACGTAGGCTGGGTGCGATTAGTGACATGGACATNTCNGACATGTCGGCTAANGCTCCTGTAGGCACTACACTGGCCCTCCTAGAGCGTACACTCAAGCCTATGGCCGCAGTTCAGTCTCGGGTGCATTTCTCTATGAAGCAGGAGTTTAAACTCCTCAAGGCCATCATGGCCGAGTATGCACCCACAGAGTACGCGTACCAGCCGCACAGAGGCGAGGTTACAGCCAAGCGGGGCGACTACCTAATGGTAGATGTCATCCCTGTAAGCGACCCTAATAGCTCTACAATGGCACAACGCGTAGTGCAGTATCAGACTGTACTGCAGATGTCTGAGAAAGCACCGCAGATATATGACCTACCGCAGCTACATCGTCAGATGATCGAAGTGTTAGGGGTAAAGAACGCAGACAAACTTGTGCCAACTAAAGACGATGCCAAGCCTACAGACCCTGTGAGCGAGAACATGGCCGCACTTATTGGCAAACCCATGAAAGCATTTATCTACCAAGACCATGAAGCACATATCGCCACCCACACCGCGTTTATGCAAGACCCCATGCTTGCGCAGATGATAGGGCAGAACCCACAGGCAAAACAAATCATGGCTGCATTGCAAGCACATGTAGCGGAGCATCTAGGGTTTTCCTATCGTAAACAGATTGAACAGAAGTTGGGAGTACCGTTGCCTGCACCTAACGAGGAACTACCAGAAGCGATTGAAGTGGAACTTTCCAGACTTGTCGCTGACGCAGGTAAACAACTTACACAGGCACACCAACAACAGGCAGCACAGCAGAAGGCGCAACAACAGGCCAAAGACCCAATCATACAGATGAAACAGGCTGAGTTGCAGATTAAACAAGCTGAAGAACAACGCAAAGCCGCACAGCAACAGGTTGATGCAAAACTACAGCAAGACAAGTTTAAGTTACAACAGGCCAAAGATGCTACATCTGCCATGCTTGATACTGAAAGAGTAAAACTCGACCAAGCTGCACTTGCGATTGAGGCAGAAGAAAAAGGTGTGAAGTTAGAGCAAGCAGGCCGTGCAGAGCGTAACAAGATAAGTATTGAGGCCGCACGGATGATGCAACAGCAACGGTCCAAAGGAGATAATAACTAAACATGGCAAAAACCGTCTTTGACGTGCTGAAAGAGAAAATCGAGGGTGACTTATCCTCTGCACAGAGTTTCCTATGCGCAGGTTCTTCTAAGGACTACGCACATTATAGGGAAGTTGTTGGCTTAATTCGGGGTCTCGAAGCCAGCAAATCGTATGTTGAAGACCTCTCGCGTAATTATATGGATGATGATAATGGGGATAACTAAGACACTACAGCTTGAAGAACTGGAGCGGGAGCAGGAGATGGAACGCCTTGCTGATGCTGAATTAGAGCTACAGCTACCAAAACCTGTAGGGTATCGTGTGTTAGTAGCACTGCCACAGCCCGAAGACAAGTTTGAGGGTACAAACATCCTCAAAACAGAAAAAGCCAAACAACAAGATCATGTAATGTCTATTATCGGCCTTGTTGTAGATATGGGGTCCGGCGCGTACGCAGATAAAGAACGCTTCCCCGAAGGGCCGTGGTGTAAGGAAGGGGACTATGTAATGTTCCGCATGAACTCAGGCACTAGATTTACTATTGCAGGGGTAGAGTATCGTCTTATGAATGACGATTCAATAGAAGCTGTTGTGGATGATCCCACGGGTATTCAGAGGGCGTAATCATGGCTTTTCAAAAAGTAGAATTTGAGTTCCCAGATGAGGAGTCAACCGTTGTCGATATTGAAGAAACGAGCGCAGTTGAAATCGACGTATCCGGTAAGAAAACTAAAGACGATTTTGTGGAGGATGCACGAGTTAAGGATAAGCCTGAACGTAAAGCTGACCCTGTGGAAGACGAACTTGAAATTGAGGTGGTTGACGACACTCCGAAGAAGGATCGCAATCGTAAAGCGTCGGAACCCCCTGAAGACGTTACTGACGAAGAGTTGGAAGACTACTCGGAGAAAGTCCGAAAGCGAATCCAGCACTTCAGCAAAGGATACCATGACGAGCGCCGTGCCAAAGAAGAAGCCTTCAGGCAAAGCCAAGAGCTTGAGCGCGTCACGCAACAACTCATGGAAGAAAACAAAAAGCTAAAAGGTAACGTTAATAAAAATCAGACTGCGTTACTTGAACAGGCTAAGAAAAATTCAGCTTCAGAAACAGAGACAGCCAAACGTGAGTACAAGGCGGCTTATGAGTCTGGTGATTCTGATGCTGTGCTAGAAGCACAAGAAAAGCTAACGGCTGCTAAGTTAAAGGCTGATAAGCTAGCAAACTTTAAAGTACCCGCTTTACAGGTCGAAGAAACTCCTGTAGAGGTTGCAAAAGAACCCGCTCCAACACCGAAAGTTGATGATCGGGCTGCGGAATGGCAAAAAGCCAACTCGTGGTTCGGACCAGACGATGAGATGACGAGTTTAGCGTTGGGGTTGCATAATAAACTTGTCAAACAGGGCGTAGACCCGCAAAGCGATGAGTACTACGAGACGATAGATGCTCGTATGCGTCAAGTATTCCCCGATAGTTTCGAGGATGCTGAACCGAAGCGAAAAACATCAGTGGTGGCTCCCGCAACGCGGAGTACAGCACCGAAAAAAGTGACTTTGACGAGAACTCAAGTCCAACTCGCTAAACGGTTAGGGTTGACCCCACAACAATACGCCAAACAGGTTGCACTAGATATGAGGAATAACAATGGCTGAGAATCGCCTAGACCGCGAGCTTGAAGTTCGTGAGAAAAAAGTACGTAGAAAAGCGTGGACGCGCCCCGAGACGTTACCGTCTCCTACTCCTGAAGCTGGCTACGAATTTCATTGGGTACGTGTGAGTACTCAAGGACAGACCGATTCTACTAACGTGTCCTCAAAACTAAGAGAAGGTTGGGAGCCGTGTCTGGCTAAAGACCACCCTGAGATTGTTATGGTTTCTATTGAACAAGAACGGTTCAAAGAAAACGTAGTAATCGGCGGTCTGATGTTATGCAAAGCTCCAGCTGAAATGGTCGAAGAGCGCAATGCTTATTATTCTGAGCATACAAACGCGCAGATGCGGTCCGTGGAAAACAACCTTATGAGAGAAAGTGATCCTCGTATGCCGATATTTAATGATCGCAAATCAAAGGTTACTTTCGGCAAAGGAACTTAATTTAGGAGCTTATAATGGCTTATCCTACAGTTGACGCCCCGTATGGGCTGAAGCCGGTAAACTTGATTGGAGGTCTACCCTTTGCAGGGGCGACACGACAATTACCTATTGCCAGCAATTACGGCACCAGCATCTTTAACGGTGATGTTGTCGAATTAAACGCTAACGGCAATGTCATCATTACTACTACAGCAGGCCAAGCAGCAAACGCTGTTGTCCCCGGTCTTGTTGGGGTATTTCTTGGTTGTCGATATACAGACCCAACTTTGGGTTATGAGTTGTACAGTCAACACTACCCTGCGAATACAGTAGCAACTGATATTGTCGCGTATATCAGCGATGACCCCCACGCACTTTACAAAGTTGTAAGTGTAACATCTGCTGTCGCAGACAACGCTGCTGGCGGGTTGCTTCCAGCGTTTAAAACACGTGCAGTTGCAGGCCCACCCAAGAACGCAGTACTCGTGTTGAACACAGGTCTACTCTCTACGGGTAATAGCCGTATGGGTTGTTTCGCAAACAGTGTTACTACCTCTCTTCCGTTAACTGTCGTAGATGTAGTTCCTGAAACTGCAAATGCTGCGGGTACGGGCTTCATTGAACTTATCGTTAAGTTCAACGTTGGGTATCATCGCTATAACGGCCAAGTCGGCGTATAAGGGAGAATAACCAATGGCTATTTCACGCGCACAGTTACTTAAAGAACTGCTTCCCGGCCTAAACGCCTTGTTTGGTCTGGAATACGCAAAGTACGGTGAAGAACACACCGAAATCTTTGAAACCGAAACCTCGGACCGTTCGTTCGAGGAAGAACAGAAATTGAGTGGATTTTCTGCTGCACCTGTTAAAGACGAAGGCTCTGCCATCGAATATGACAATGCACAGGAAGCATGGACTGCTCGTTATACACACGAAACAGTGGCAATGGGTTTCTCAATCACTGAGGAAGCTATTGAGGATAACTTGTATGATTCTCTATCATCTCGTTATACTAAAGCACTGGCTCGTGCTATGGCGTACACCAAGCAGGTTAAAGCTGCCAATATCCTGAATACTGGATTTGCTGGCCCGACCTACGGTGATGGTCAGACACTCATGTCTACTGCGCACCCACTAATCTCTGGTGGTGTAAACTCAAACCGTCCTGCGGTTGCAGCTGATCTTAATGAAACTTCCTTGGAAGCGGCTATTATTCAGATTGCAGCTTGGACTGATGAGCGCGGTCTGTTGATTGCAGCACAACCTAAGAAACTCGTAATTCCACCAGCACTGCAATTCGTTGCAACACGTCTGATGGAGACCGAGGGTCGTGTAGGTACTGCAGACAACGACATCAACGCGCTACGCGCTAACGGCTCAATTCCGGGCGGTTATACTGTCAACCATTATCTGACAGACACAAACGCGTGGTTCCTGATGACTGATGTACCTAACGGTCTGAAGCACTTTACACGGGCAGCTATGGCTACCTCTATGGATGGTGACTTTGACACAGGTAACAGCCGGTATAAGGCGCGCGAGCGTTATTCGTTCGGTGTATCTGATCCGCTGGGTATCTTCGGTTCCCCCGGAGCGTAAAACACGTTACTATCACGTAAAAGTAGGGGCAGCTTCGGTTGCCCCTTTCTTTTTGTTTAGTTTAGTGTAATATGCAGACATCCCTGACAAACACAGTGTGTGTTTGACTCTAGCCACGACAGGAGAATCATATGGCTAACACTACATTTTCCGGCCCAATTAGGGCAGGTAACATCCGAAATACAACTGGAACAACTGTAGGTACTGACATTGCTAACGTAGGTTACGTTGTAATGTGTCAGGACACTGTACAAAGTCTTGCAGGCGGTGCGCTTGCAGCGGTAGTGACAGACATTGTAATTCCAGCCAACTCTAAAATCGTAAACATCGTTGTTGATCTTGTGGCTGCGGCTAACACTACTACTAACATTAGTGTTGGTGAAGTAGGTGGTAACGCGAATACGTTTATCAACGCGCTAGCATCAGGCACTACTGTTGGCATAAAAGCTCTTGGTACTACAGGTGGTGGAACCCTAGAGTGGGGTAATATCGGAACTTCTGATAAACGCCTGACAGTAACCTCCTCGGCGGCTACTAATGCGGGGTCTGTTCGTATTACAGTTATGTACGCACAAGCATTTAACACCGCAATTCAACCGTAAAGGGGTGTTAACATGGCTGGTAACTCAGTACGAGCATATAACGTTGCTACGGGTGATGCTGCGGCCATTGTTGGACCGCATCGCGCTCGTATCTTAGGAGTCTTGGTTAACGCTGCAGCCGCGTGTGCGTTTACGCTACGTAATGGCTCTGCTACAGGGGACATTCTCCTCGACCTTACACTCCCCGTGGGGTGGAATGACGTGTACATCCCTGCAGACGGCATACTAGCCGCTAACGGTTGTTTTGTAGCAGCGTTAACTGGAACGGGTAACAAGATAACTATCATATTGGAGTAGTCTTGTGCGTGTATATTATAAAAAAGGCGGGGGCGTAAAGTCCCCCGCTTGGACTCGTAAGGAAGGAAAAAGTGAGTCTGGTGGACTCAATGCAAAAGGTGTTGCCAGCTACAGAAAAGCTAATCCCGGCAGTAAGTTAAAGACTGCGGTTACTACAAAACCTAGTAAACTTAAAAAGGGGTCCAAGGCCGCAAATCGGCGTAAGTCGTTTTGCGCTCGTATGAAAGGCATGAAAAAGCGCAATACAAGCTCTAAGACGGCTAACGATCCTAACAGCCGTATTAATAAGAGCTTACGTAAATGGAATTGCTAGCATGCCGTATCTGACTAGCAGCATACCGTATTTTAAGGCATGGGTGCGTAGAGAGTACACTAAAAATCTTGAAGATTATCACGGTGAGTTTCTGCATGCGATGGTTGTAGGCGTTACTACAATGCCTAACCGTACTCTTAGCTTTCAAATAATATTTACGGGGTGCGAGTCCGACGATAGTGATGACGAGAACATACACGGTGGAGCAATGTGGGCTAGGATGCCCTTAACGGCTCTTGTAGCTGATGTACCACTTGAGGAGTGGCCCACAGCGTTACCTCCGTATCTTGCACAGCCTTGGGATTGCATGTCTCATTATCATTCTGTGTACAAGCTAGAACGGGCCTCTCCCGCTCCTTGGATAGCTAAAGTAGACGGCGAGTTTTATCCTGCCAAGTATATATTTACGGTAGATTACACTGATAGCGAAGTAGCTGACGACCCTGCACAACACAAACAAAGTCACGTGCTTGAATTGCTAGATGCAGGTGAGTATACAGGTAATATAGTAGCACTACCAAACAATCGGGTGCGTGTAACACACCCTGCGTGGTTTGAAACAGGACATGGCGCTCCTGATTTTAAACCAAATCAACATACGTATAATTCAAAAGAAGATGTAGGGTACGTCTGGGATACAGAACGCGTATTCAACAACTTGTACAAGGACTGACATTATGAATATGAAGAAAAAAGGTTACGCTAAGGGTAAGAAAGTAATGAAGAAAAAAGGTTACGCTAAAGGCAAAAAAGTTACACAGGAGGGTATTGACTCTGCTGCTAGGGCTGAAGCTGGGGATGTTATGGAAGGTCAACGCATCTCTCCAAAAATGCCCGGAGTAGCAACGTCGCTGCGTCCGAAGTTGCGGCCTAAGTCTGCAGAAAACAAATCTCAAATGCGTAAAGTAAAACCAAAAATGCGCCCTGAAGGTATGAAAGCTGGCGGTATGACCGGAGGCATGAAGAAAAAAGGCTATGCTAACGGTGGTATGACCAAGAAGATGAAAGCCGGTGGCGGCGTCAAAAAGATGATGGGCGGCGGTATGACCGGCGGTATGAAGAAAAAAGGTTATTCTGTTGGCGGTAAGGTGCGTGGTGCAGGCATCGCACGTAAGGGTGTACGTAAAGCTAGAATGGTGTAAATATGCGTAGGTATTACAAATCTGGTGGTAAAATATGCGCTAAAGGTAAATCTTGGGCCAAACGAACCTTTGATACCTACCCATCTGCGTACGCTAATATGGCGGCTTCTAAGTATTGCAAAGACCCAAACTACGCAAAGGGTAGTAAAGGTAAGAAGAAAAAGAAAGCAGCGTAATGGGCGACCTAAAAAAGTGGCGGGACCAAGATTGGGTTAGGGTTGGTACTGACGGTAATATCAAAGGTAAATGTGGCACTTCTAAAGACAAGAAGAACCCCGACCGTTGTCTACCGCGTAGTAAAGCCAATAGTTTAAGTAAAGGCCAACGTGCCGCCACGGCCAAAAAGAAGAAACGTGCAGGAGCTAAAGGTAAAACTGTAGTAAAAAATACTAAACCTGCTACTGTAAAGCTGTTTGGTGGGGGTTTAGCCAGACGCAAACGTGACATAGCGCGGGGCTGTGGCGCAGTAATGGAAGATAGACGCAAACAAACGTTATTTACGTGAAGGACTAAGCCATGACAACATCTGGCACCACAACGTTCGACATGGACTTTACTGAGATTGCTGAAGAGGCATGGGAACGTGCGGGGCGCGAGCTTCGTAGTGGGTATGACTTACGCACAGCGCGGCGGTCTATGAACTTGATGACGATTGAGTGGCAAAACCGAGGAATAAATATGTGGACGATAGAAAATAAGTCTATCGACCTACAAACTGGTGTGGCTGAGTACACATTACCAGCGGATACTATTGATTTGCTAGAACAACAAATACGTACTAACGATACTAATGTTAGCACACAATCGGACCTTACCATAAACAGAATATCTGTATCCACGTACTCGTCTATACCTAACAAGTTAACACAAGGGCGACCTATTCAAATATTTGTTGAGCGGTTACAACCTGCCCCAAAGGTAATTGTGTGGCCTGTTCCTGACAGCAACAATTACAAACTAAATTATTGGCGTATGCGCCGTATTGAAGACGCAGGCAGTGGCATACAGACCGCTGACATTAGTTTCAGATTTCTCCCCTGCCTTGTTGCAGGGTTGGCCTACCATATTGCCGCAAAAGTTCCTGAACTTGTAGATCGTGTACAAATGTTAAAGGCCATGTATGACGAACAGTTTGAGATGGCGGCTAGTGAAGACCGCGAAAAAACACCTGCACGGTTTGTACCGCGAATATCGGGGTTGCGCTGATGGGAAATAGGTTCGCCGCTGGAAAACGTGCGATCGGTATATGCGATGTGTGCGGGTTCCAATATAAGTTACGTGAATTAAAAGACTTGTTTGTCAAAGGTACAAACTCGCATGTAAAGGCTTGCCCTACTTGTTGGAACCCTAGTCACCCGCAACTTAAACTAGGAGAGTTTCCTATAGACGATCCGCAAGCACTTCGTAATCCTCGTCCTGACCAAGGACTTGTAGCCAGTAGAAACTTTCAGGGCGGGTGGAATCCTGTAGGACTTGTTGATCCTTTCAATTTGATGCCAAATAGGTTAGTTGGTAGTGGAATGGTTGGAACTGTAACTGTAGTAACAAGCTAGGAGTATACATTATGGCTAAAAAATTAAACGCAGGGCTAACAGCATTAAAAAAAGAACGTCCCGATGTTGTCAAAGCTATGGGATACCGAAAGGGCGGTATGACTAAAAAAGGTTACGCTAGTGGCGGAAAAGTAAAAGTTCGAGGTACAGGTGCTGCAACAAAAGGTCTCTATGCACGGGGGCCAATGGGGTAACTTATGAACTACACCGCGTTAACAACTAATATACAAGATATCTGCGAGACTACTTTCACTGCGGATGTGTTAGCTATGTTTACGCAGCAGGCCGAAGAAAAAATATACAACACAGTGCAAATACCTGCATTGCGTAGAAATGTGACCGGGACTATTTCTAACAGTAATAAGTACCTCACAATGCCTTCAGATTTTCTATGGTCTTATTCATTGGCTGTCATAGATTCTTCAGGGGTGTATACGTACCTTATTAACAAAGATGTAAACTTTATGCGTGAAGCATATCCAAATCCTACGGATAAAGGACTACCCAAGCATTATGCGTATTTTGATGATGATACGTTCATACTTGGACCT